GATGGTGATAACAATACAGCTATTGGTTATAAAGCGCTAGAGGATTACGAAGACGGAGACGGTAATGGTCACAATACAGCTGTCGGCGCAAATTCGCAATTAAACGCTACTACTGGTGAATTTAATACTTCACTTGGTAGTTCATCTATGGGCTCTGGTGTTACAACTGGAAATGATAATGTTGCTATTGGCCATGGGTGTGGAGCTTCTATATCAGGTGGTAGTAGTAATGTCTTAATGGGTAAAAACGCGGGTGATGCTATAAGCTCAGGATCAGACAATGTAGCTATTGGACAGTTTGCTTTAAGTTCAGAAAACGGTCATGGTAGAAACGTGGCTATAGGTACAAACGCTTTATTAGATCAAGACGCAGGCGCTAACGCTTATAATGTAGCTATTGGACATGACGCCGCGGAAAATATGACTACAGGTATAAGAAACGTTATAATGGGTGCTTTTGCGGGTGATGCTTTAACAACAGGTCAATACAACATAGCCATAGGTTATAGCGCTTTAAGTTCAGAAGATGCGCATGGTAGAAACGTTGCTATTGGTCTTTCTGCTCTTGCCACGCAAAATGCTGGCGCTGACGCTTATAATATAGCTATTGGATATAATGCTGGTGGACTTGTTACAACAGGTGTAAAAAACGTTATAATGGGTGGACTCGCTGGGGACGCCATGACAGATGCTAATCAAAACGTAGCAATAGGTTATACGGCAATGACTAATAACCAGTTTGGACACAACTCTGTAGCTGTGGGTGCTGGAGCTTTGTTTACTATGGCCCCTAGTGACGGATCAGATTTTGTCTACAATACAGCTTTTGGTTATAATTCCGGTCATGCTATAACAACAGGCGCTAATAATACTATATTAGGTGGTCAAGCAGGTGATGCTTTAACAACCGGAGATAATAATATAATAATAGGAAAAGCTGCTGCGGCTTCTGCTGTAGATGTTGATAACACAACAGTTTTAGGTACAACTGCAACTCTAGACGCTAAAGTACACGGTTTATGTAAACCTGTTATTTCAGCAAATGCAAACATTGCTGCTGCAGCTGCTTTTCCAAACAGTATATTTGTTTTTGGAGACGCTGATGGTGCTACTGTAACTTTACCAGATTCTGGTGATGGATCTCAAATAGGTAAAACATTTGAGTTCGTAGTTACTGTTACCGCAACATCTAACGCTCATAAGGTAGTATTTACAGATACAACTAATGAAAAAATATATGGTCAAGTAGTTGCAGTAGATACTGATACAAGTGATGGTGATGCTGTTTTTGCAGCGCAAGCAGGAGACAATTTTAGCGCGTTAAGCTTAAACGGAACAACAACCGGCATTATAGGATCTAGGTTTACATTAACAAACGTAGCGGCTGATGTATGGTTTGCAGAAGGTTTTATTCACCACACTGGAGACGCGGCTACACCGTTTGCAACATCATAAGTAAAAAAATAATTAATAAATAATAAAAAACAAAAAAATGGAATACACTCAAGAAAAAGCAACAATTGACGTAGCAGCATCAGTAGATAATATTGTAATCTGTGAAACTATTCAAGCTATATCTGAGGCTGATAGAGACGAAGATCAAGTTGGAGATTTATTTAGAAGTGAAGGGCATTTAAGATTAAAAATGGCTAAATCTTTATTTGTATCTACACTTTCTACAGATCAAGCAAATCGCATTGCTGCTTTAAATTTGTAATAAAAGATGGCTAAACTTAATAAAAAATCTATGGCTTGTAATAAGCCTAGAAGAACTCCTAAACACAGAACAAAATCTCACGTAGTGAAGGCTTGCTCTGGTGGTACAGAGAAAATTATTAGGTTTGGCCAACAAGGTGTTACAACAGCTGGTAAACCTAAGAAAGGTGAATCAGCTAAGCAAAAAGCAAGACGTAAAAGTTTTAAAGCCAGACATGGAAAAAACATAGCCAAAGGTAAACTAAGTGCAGCTTACTGGGCCAATAAAGTTAAGTGGTAATGAGTAAACCAAAAAAGAAATTTAAAGAAACAAAAGTTGGTAAGTTTTTAATAAACAAAGTACCAAGCATATTAGGTGTTGCAGGTGATTTACTACCTGACGCCGGCGTGCTAGGTATGGTTAAAAGTCTTATTGAAAAAGAAGATCCAGCTGTATTACCGCCTGAAGATAAAGAAAAAGCTTTAAAATTATTAGAGCAAGATATGGTAGAAATGCAAGAAGTTTCAAAGCGCTGGGCTAGTGACATGAAAAGTGATTCATGGCTTAGTAAAAACACCCGCCCGCTTACTTTAATATTTTTAACCGTATCTATGGTGTTGTTAATATTTTCAGACAGTATAGGTGAAAGCTTTGAAGTTGACTCAGGATGGGTTGATTTACTCAAGTCTTTACTTATAACTGTGTACGTAGCATACTTTGGCTCTAGAGGTGCTGAGAAGTTTAAGTCAATAAGTAAATAAACACTAATATAAGTGATTAGTATATAGTAAATTAAATAATAATTAAATCAAATAAAAATGAGTACTAAAATAGAAGAAAAAGAGTTAGAACAACTAGTAGCACAACAGTCAGTCAAAGCTGGATTAATTTCAGATATTGGAGCTGTAGAAGCTAGAAAGCACGAACTGTTACATGCATTTGCAGAAGTTGTAACTAAGTCAAAAGAGTTAAATGAAACTCTAGAAGAAAAGTACGGTAAGATTACAGTTAATCTTGAAGACGGATCTTACGAGCAAATCTTAGAAGAAGATGGCCAAGCTGATTAGAAAAATTAGTATAGGCTCAGATTATAAAAATGAAGCAATGCATTACTCCGTGGGCCAGCAGGTTTACGGAGGTCATTGCATATCTGATATACTACACGATCAAAAAGACGGATCATATAATATATACATTGAAAAAAACAATGAAGTCATACCTTGGAAAAAGTTTAATTCTAATATGGCTATATCAATTGAATATAATTTAGAGTACTAATGCAAAGTTTATATAGCTTCATTATACAGCCAAAAAACGGCAGGTATACAAATGAAGTAGAAGTTGGTGATAAAAAACTAATTGTCAACACAACAATGGACGATCACAAGTTTGTTAACCGAGTAGGTATTGTAATGTCAGTACCTTTAATTGGTGATACAGATTTAAGCGTTGGAGACGAGGTTATAGTTCATCATAATGTGTTTAGAAGGTTTTACGACGTAAGAGGTAATGAAAAAAATAGTACTTCATATTTCAAAGAAGATATGTACTTTTGTTATTACGATCAAATATTTCTATATAAACACAACAACCAGTGGAAAGCACCTGGTAATTTTTGTTTTGTAAAGCCTATACTTAAAAAAGAAAAACAAATTATAAGCGATGAAAAAGAGCAAAAACGTATTGGTATACTAAAATACGGTAATAGCTCGCTAGAGGCGTTTAAAATACACGAGGGGGATCTAGTTGGATTCAGCCCTAGCAGCGAATATGAGTTTATTATAGATGAAAACAGATTGTATCGCATGCGCACTAATGATATTACAATTAAATATGAATACAAAGGAGACGAAGTTGAATATAATCCAAGCTGGGCAAAAGGCTGTGGACGAGCTTATTAAGGTAGCTAAGGAACCTATTGTAGATTCAGGAGATGACATAACAGCTGACAGGCTTAAAAATGCTGCAGCTACTAAAAAGCTAGCTATATTCGATGCGTTTGAAATACTAACAAGAATACAGCTTGAAGAAGAAATGTTAAATGAAAAGCCTAAAAAAGAAACTAAAGAAAAAACTTTCAAGGGCTTTGCTGAAGGTAGGTCAACATGAGTTACAAACAAACTCTAGTAAAAATACTAAAAGACCACATAAAAGCTAAGGTATTAAAAAACAAAAATAGATACAAGAAGTGGGAGTACGGATATAACAAAGAATACGATATGGTTGTTATATCTAAAACAGGTGAGATAGGTGAAGTATATGAAATACAAAACCTTAAAATAGCATTACCAAAGCCTGTAGATATAAAAAAATTTAAATCTAACTCTTGGCAACATACCGAATATCCTAAAGATCTTCAAAGAATAAAATCTGTATTTGATTGGGAAGAATATCCTGAAGAATTTAAAGAACAATGGTATGATTACATTGATAATGAATTTACTTATAGAGAAAAAGGTTTTTGGTTTTACAACAAAGATGTTGCTACTTACCTTACTGGTACTCACTATATGTACTTGCAGTGGAGTAAAATTGATGTCGGTCAACCAGACTTTCGCGAGTCAAACAGATTATTCTACATCTTTTGGGAGGCATGTAAGGCCGATGTACGATCCTATGGATTGTGCTACCTTAAGAATAGACGATCTGGCTTTTCCTTTATGGCATCAGGCGAGGTGGTTAACCTGGCAACCATATCAAGTGATTCCAGATATGGCATTTTATCAAAGAGTGGACCTGATGCGAAGAAGATGTTCACAGATAAGGTGGTACCGATATCAGTCAATTACCCGTTCTTTTTCAAACCGATTCAGGACGGTATGGATCGACCAAAGACCGAACTTGCCTATCGCGTCCCCGCGACCAAGTACACCCGTAAGAAGCTCGAGACCAACGAATCATTACGTGAACTCGACGGGCTTGACACCACGATCGACTGGAAGAACACCGGTGACAACTCGTACGACGGTGAGAAACTCAAACTACTCGTCCACGACGAAAGCGGTAAATGGGAACGTCCGACGAACATCCTCAACAACTGGCGTGTCACGAAGACCACGTTAAGATTAGGTAGTAGAATTATTGGAAAGTGTATGATGGGTTCAACAAGCAACTCATTAGATAAAGGTGGAGACAATTTTAAAAAGCTTTATTATGACTCAGATATTACACAAAGAAACCGCAATGGACAGACTAGCTCAGGATTATATTCTTTGTTCATACCTATGGAATGGAACTACGAAGGATATATTGATATGTATGGAGCACCTGTCTTCGACACTCCGGACAAACCGGTACTCAACGCGTATGGCGACGAGATCGAACAAGGAGTAATAGAGTACTGGGATAACGAAGTAGAAGGTTTAAAAAACGATCAAGACGGTTTAAACGAATTTTACAGACAGTTTCCACGTACAGAAAGTCACGCATTTAGAGACGAAGCAAAACAATCGCTTTTTAATCTAACTAAAATATACGAACAAATAGATTACAACGATGATATAACTAGATCATCACTTGTTACGCTAGGTTCGTTTCAATGGAAAGACGGTGTTAAAGATAGCACTGTAGAATTTATGCCTAATAAAAATGGCAGGTTTAAAGTTAGCTGGGTACCAAAGCTAGAAATGCAAAACAGAATAAGACTTAAAAATGGTATTAAGTTTGCTGGTAATGAACACGTTGGAGCATTTGGTTGCGACAGTTACGATATATCAGGTACAGTTGACGGTATAGGATCTAACGGAGCATTACACGGGCTTACTAAATATTCAATGGAAGAAGCGCCTGCTAATAGCTTTTTTTTAGAGTATGTTGCTCGGCCACAAACAGCTGAGATATTTTTTGAAGATGTACTAATGGCTTTAGTATTTTACAGTATGCCTTTACTTTGTGAGAATAACAAACCTAGATTATTATACTATTTAAAGC